ACATGCTGTCACGTCGGCCAGAGATTTCCAAGCTACCGAAGTTTGCAGTAGCGACACCACCATCATACATGAAATGGCAGCAGCGTGACATTGTCACAGCACAACCAAAGGGACACCGTTATGGCTGACATCAATGAGACCATTGACAATGAGATTGCACGCGGTGACATGACAACTGTCACAGAGCAGAAGAAAGAGAAGTACGTGCCAGTGTACCAAGTCATTGGTGACACGAAGGTGCCTGTGTCCAAGGCGCACGGTAAGCTATGGAACTCACGTCGTCAGCAAGCACTGTCTGCACGTCGCAGCAATGATCTTGTCAAGGCATGGGACGAGGCGATCCGCTATTACCGCAACGATCAGATCGCACATCGCACGGATGACACTGACGGTGGTGACTATTCGGGCAACGAGACTGGTGCAATGAAGATGCATCGACGGTTCAGTGAGACAGAGAACGTTGTGTTCGCTAACGTGTCTGCACTTGTACCGACATTGTACGCAAAGAACCCGTCCGCGGAGTTCACTGCTAACGATCCGAAAGACAATGAGATCGGTGTCATGCTGGAGAAGCTGACCAACCGCATCCTGTCGAAGAAGTCGCATCCTGGAGTGAACTTGAAACCCAAGGTGCGTAAGTCTGTTGTCATGTGCACGCTGACGAACGTTGCGTACTGCGAAGTGGGGTACACATTCCGCGAACAGTCGAGTGAGCAGGCGATGCAGGACTTGGCAACGCTGTCGGATGAACTGACGAAGGCCAAGTCACCAGAGAAGGTGCGCGAAGTCGAGGGCAAGATCGAAGCACTGGAGCAGGCGGTTGACGTGCTGCGTCCTGCTGGTCCTTGGGTGAAGTTCCGTCGTCCGCATGATGTCATCTGGGACACAGACGGTGAAGATGACGACAACATGGACAGCAAGTGGTGCATGATCGCTGACTTCATCAGCACGTCGTACTTGAACGCGAAGTTCACTGAGATGAAGGGACAGACACGCAGAAGTCTGTACAAGCCGACACATGTCATCAAGGCAGGTGAGAGCGGTGAGAGCGGACACAACATCGCAGAGAACGAAATCAACCAGTATTCGTTGTTCCAAGACGACGAGGGTAAGAAGCAGAACGCACAGGCGTTTGGTTACAGTGACGATGACGCATACAAGTCTGCACAGCGCACTAAATGTTGGTGGGTGTGGGACAAGGTGACACGTCGTGTGCTGTTGTACGCTGACAATGACTGGTCATTCCCTGTCTGGGTGTGGGATGACCCGTACAAGCTGCAAGGCTTCTTCCCGATATACAAGTTACAGTTCAACACTGACCCTGAGAACACAACAGGTAAGGGTGAGGTGACGTACTACCTCGATCAGCAGGACGCAATCAACACGATCAACAGTGAACTGAAGCAGGCACGTCAGTGGGCGCGTCGCAATCTGTTCTATGACAAGAACAAGATCAGCAAAGACGAGGTGGAGAAGTACCTCAAGGGTGACGAAGACGTTGCTGTCGGTGTCGATGTACCAGAGGGCATGAACCTCAAAGACTTTGTGACATCTGTCGTGCCTCCGTCCATGCAGTTCATCCAATTGTTCGACAAGGGACCGATCCTTGAAGCAATTGACCGTGTGTCGTCAGTACAACCTGTCATGCGCGGTACAGAGTTCAAGACCAACACCACCAACCAAGCGATCAACCAGTACAACAGCACACAGCAGACACGCACTGACGAGAAGATCGATGCAGTCGAGGACTTTATTGGTAACATCGCATGGGCCATCGCACAGATGACGTTGCAGTTCATGGACAAGTCGCAGGTGGAGATGCTAATCGGTAAGAGCAACTCGGTGTCATGGCGCAACATGAGTGCGAATGAAGTCGCTGCATCGATACAGATGACTGTTGTCGGTGGTAGCACGCAGAAGCAGACATCGGAGAGCAAGAAGCAGCAAGCCATGCAGATGGGGCAGGTGTTGGGACAGTTCGTCAATGCAGCACCGATCCCTGTCATGCTCACCATGATGAAGACATTCCGTGCTGCGTTCAATGATGTCATCCCTGACGAAGAGTGGGGTGCTATCATGGACAGCATACAGCAACAGGCACAACAGCCATCCGCACCTGCTGGTGGGGGAGAGGGCGGCAGTGGCGAAGAAGCACCAACACAGAACACGTCGCCCCAAGGCGGTGCTGGTGCTGATCCCATTGCCGCACTCGAACAGGTTGTCGATGCAATGCCACCCGAAGCAAAGCAAGCATTGGGTGCAGCGATGGCAAAAGGCGTACCAGTGCGTGAGGCACTTGAACGTATCGTAGGCGCAATGCAACAAGGCAACGCACCTGTACAGTAACCCATGTAAGAGAGGAACAACACATGGCTGACGAGCAACTCGACATCGACTTCGGTGATCCAGAACTGAACGATCCCGACTACGAAAAGAACCAAGAAGCAACGGAAGGTAGTGCAGATGGCGCGGCTTCGCAACAGACCACTGACGGTGCGCCGCAACAAGGCAGCGACGAAGGTGCTAACAGCGCAGCACCGCAACAGCTTAGCGGTCAGCCCGATGGCAGTGCAGTTAGCAAAGATGGTGCTGGCAACAATGCAGGACAACCGCAACAAGGAAAGCCTGACGGTGCTGCATCTGCCCAACCCAAACCCGACAAAGCAGGAAACCTAGTAGACAAAGACGGCAAGATCGTTGCGGCTGCTGGTCCTGAGCGTCGTCAGTACGAGCGTGTGCAGGCACAAGACCGACACATTCGTAACGTTGAACAAGAACGCGACACACTGCGCCAACAATTGACGCAGGCGAAGGTGTTGAATGATGCACCGCAGCAACTCGGTCTCGACATGCAAGAGACACAGATGGGGTTGCAAGCGATTGCGTCGTTCAAGAAAGACCCTGTCGCAACCGCCAAATGGATGTTGCAAGAGACCATGCGTTTGGGGTACAATCTGAAAGACATCATCGGTGCAGACGCACAAGGCCAAGTCAATGGTGGGTCAATGGACCTGCAAGCGATCAAGGCCATGATTGCGGAACAAGTTGGACCGTTGATTGGAGACCGCCAAGCTGCACAACAACAGACACAGTCTGAACAAGCAGCACAGCGAGAGTACACGGCGTTCATTGCGAAACATGACAACGCTGATGTGCATGAGGACGCGATTGCCAGCTTGATGCACAGCAATCCTGATCTGTCACCGGAAGTTGCATACTGGCAACTCCGCGAATACGCAGCCAAGAACGGTTACGACTTCACACAACCTCTTCGTGCACAGGTGGAAGCACGCCAGAGCGGACAACAACGTACTCCACCAAACGGGAACGCGGACCCGCAAGCGCAGACACATCACCAGCGTCCAATGCCTAACGGTGGAGCAACAAGTGTACCAATGCAAAACGGTCCCTTGATGAACGAGCCAGATGATGCATGGGACGTTATCGTCAACCAGTCTCTGCGTGAAGCAGGGATGATGAACTAGGAACATACAAGATGTCAGGATACCCGACACCTCCGTACGGTCCCGGTGGTTCTACGCCTCTGGATACCGTGCTGCACTCCACCATGACAAAGTCTCGCAAGAAACTGATCATGGCGAGTGTGAAATCAAACGCACTGCAAGCATGGGCGTTCGCGTCTGGGCGAGTAGAGTACGAAGACGGTGGTCACGAAATCACCAACCCTCTGACTGTTGGGCGTAACCCCAATGTCGCGTCATACGAATACTACGACGCATTGCCGATGGCACAGACGAACGAGTTCGAGACTGTGCGCTACAATTGGTCACGTGTTGGTGGCAGTGTCATCATCTCTGACCAAGAGCAGGACGAGAACCGCGGTTCTGCACAAATCTTCAAGCTGTTGCGTGCGAAGATGGAAGTGCTGGAAGAGAGCATCAAAGAGAAGTTCTCTGGCTACCTGTACGGTGCAGGTGCTGGTACAGACCCACTCGGTCTTGCAGCACTGATCCCTGATGACCCAACAACGGGTGTCATTGGTGACATTGACCGCGCAACCGAAGTGCAGTGGCGTCCGTCGTCGTATCAGTTCGCTGGTGCGCTCGATCAGACCAACATCGAAGAAGCATTTGACGACATCATGATGGACCTCACGATGAAAGGTGACAAGCCTGACATCATTCTGTGTGGCCGTAACATCATGCGTCTGTACCGTGCTGCTGTACGTGACAAGGTCATCTTCGCGCTGTCCGAAACCAAGAACGGTTCTCGCATGGCAGACCTCGGCTTCGGTGGTGTGACATTCAACAACGTGCCGATGGTGTACGATGAAGACTGTCCTGTGAACAAGTGCTACTTCATTAACTCGAAGTTCCTGCGCTTGCACATCTTGCGTCACGTCAACATGAAGATCAAGACGCTCGTTGCGCCTTGGGACACTGACGCGGTAGGACGCCGCACCGTCTGGCAAGGTCAGTGGTGCATGTGGAAAGCCTTCCGCACACATGCTGTTGTCAACAACGCATAAAACGATTGGGGGCTGTGACACATGTCATGGCCTCCTTTAACATGTCAATGAGAGGAACACAGACATGAACCAACAGAACATCAAACCCCGTTACGAAGTGGAAGCTGTTGACGAGACCGTCACAGAGACGCACTTCATCCGCAAAGACGGACGCAATGAAGAGAAGCAGGTGAAGGTGCCGTACGGTTACAACGTGTACTTCCCCGCAGGTCACTCGATCCGTGTGCGTACAGACGAAGAACTCAAGCGGTTGGGCTTCGACAGACC